CACTCTGTACTCTCGGAAGTATCAATTGGGGAGCCTTCCGTAATCCCGAAGATATGCGCCGCGCTTGTCGCATTCTACATCGGAGTCTTAACAATATATTGGATTACCAGGACTTTCTTTCCATCCAGTCTAAACTAAGTAACGATGAAATTCGTCCTCTGGGCATTGGTGTAACTAACTTAGCATACTGGCACGCAAAGCGTAGTTTGAAGTATGGTGAAAAAGACGCATTGGCTGAAGTTAAAATCTGGGCAGAACACTTAGCATACTATCTAACTGAAGCGTCAGTAGAACTTGCTAAAGAACGCGGTAAGTGTGAAGGCAGTGATAAGACAAGATATGGTCAAGGTGTATTTCCCTGGGAACTAAGAGCCAATGGTGTTAATCAATTAACAGACTTCCAACCAGAATTAGATTGGGAAACATTACGTACTAACATGAAAGAACACGGTGTACGTAATGCTACACAAATGGCTATTGCTCCGGTAGAATCAAGTAGTGTTGTTATCAACAGCACAAATGGCATTGAAATGCCAATGAGTTTGATTAGTGTTAAAGAAAGTAAAGCAGGTAGTTTCACTCAAGTTGTTCCAGAATATCATAAACTAAAGAACAAGTATCAATTGATGTGGGAACAAAAAGACTGTGATGGTTACTTGAAAACAGCAGCAGTACTCGCAGCATACATTGACCAGAGTATCAGTACAAACACATTCTATAACCCTGCTCATTATGCTGACCGTAAAGTTCCAACTACATTGATAGCAAAGAACTTGATGCAGGCACATATGTGGGGCTTGAAAACTTTCTATTATAGCTTGATTAACAAGCAAGGTAGTAAAGCAGATGCTGAGATAGCACCAACAATGTTAGAAGCTATAGATTTTGATAATGAAGAAGATTGTATCGCATGTAAGCTGTAAATTGTGAGTTTCCTGTAAACTATGATAAATAGTTTACGGAGACTATTATGAATTATCAAAAAATATACGACAAAATAATAAGACGAGGACAAAATAGAGTGTTAACCGAATATAAAGAAAGCCATCACATTGTACCTAGATGCCTGGGCGGAACAGATGAACAATCTAATCTCGTTGAATTGACACCAGAAGAACACTATACTTGTCATCAGTTATTGGTTAAAATATATCCGGACAACAATAAACTATTGAATGCCGCTCTGTTTATGACTGCCAATGGAATGGGACGAAGAAGTAATAAAGTCTACGGGTGGTTAAAAAGAAGATACAGCGAATACATGAAGGGTCCAAATAATCCCACTAAGTTAAATGGAACATGGAATAAAGGTATCACTGGATATAAAAATAAAGTTAATTTTTCAAAAGAGTTTTTGGATTCAGTTTCAGAAAGAATGAAAGAAAAAAATCCTTGCGCCGGAGTTAAGCCTTGGAATCATCCTAGAGCAACTACATATACTAAAAGCGTGTGGGCAAAAGCAAATGAGATACGAGTAATTTGGGAAGAAAATAATAAACCATCATATTGTAAACTGTATTCGTTGGTTAACGGCAAAGCAGTTGGCAAAGATTGGGAAGCAATAGGCCCGTACATGAATTTAGTAAAATATTTTAGGAATGGTTGGATCCCTACACAAGACACAGAATGGAATAATATAAATGTCACAAGCACAGTATAACCTAAACACAAAGACAGACTATTTAAATCGTAAGATGTTTCTAGACCCTCAGGGTCCAGTTACTATTCAACGATTTGAGGAAGTAAAGTATCCAAAGATTGCTAAGTTTGAAGAAACAGCACGTGGCTTCTTTTGGCAACCAGAAGAAATCAGTTTGACTAAAGATGCTAATGACTTTAAAGAAGCCAGTGATGCAGTTAAACATATCTTTACTAGTAACTTACTACGACAAACTGCATTAGATAGTTTACAAGGACGAGCACCAAGTCAAGTATTCACTCCAGTGGTATCATTGCCTGAATTAGAAGCATTAATATATAACTGGAGTTTCTTTGAGACAAACATTCATAGCAAGAGTTATAGTCACATCATTCGTAACATTTACAATGTGCCTAAAGAAGTATTCAATACTATACATGACACACAAGAGATTATTGACATGGCTAGTAGTGTCGGTAAGTATTATGATGACCTACACAGAATTAACTGCGCTAAAGAGTTAGGTCAACCTGTAGAAGAATCTGAACATGTAAGAGCAATTTATATGGCATTACATGCTAGTTACGCTTTAGAAGCATTTAGATTTATGGTATCATTTGCTACAAGTTTAGCAATGGTTGAGAACAAAATCTTTATTGGTAATGGTAACATTATCAGTTTAATTCTCCAAGATGAATTGTTACATAAAGGCTGGACTGCTTATCTTATTAATCAAGTAATCAAAGATGATAGTCGCTTTGCTGCTATTAAGCAAGAATGTGAAGGTGAAGTCTATCAATTGTACATGGATGTTATCCGTGAAGAAAAAGCCTGGGCAGATTACTTGTTTAACAAAGGCCCAGTCATTGGGTTGAATGCTAATGTGTTGAAAGACTTTGTTGATTACACAGCAGCAGGAGCATTGAAAGAGATAGGTATTAAGTATCAGGGCAACAGCCCAAAGAGTACTCCTATACCATGGTTCAACAAGCATAGTGATACAAGTAAGAAACAGTCCGCACTTCAAGAAACGGAAAGTACCAATTATGTATTGGGTGTAATGAGTGAACAACTTGATTACGACCAACTACCAAGTTTATAAGAAAAGGGCATTTTATGAAACTTAAAGAATTACAATCAGTAGAGCCCAAAGACTCTTTAGGAATGTTAGGTAATAAGGATGCTAAACTAAAACAACTCGAGGGCAATATTAATCCATTGCCTAACAGCAATTATTTTTATGCGATAGTTCCTAGCATGAGTTATGGAGCCACTGGAACTGATGACGATGTTTGCTTGTTAAGCCCGGATAAAAAACTTATCGGTATATTAACTGTACAAATAGCAGAAGATAAAGCCTATGTTAAGGGTTTAGAAATAGACAAAGAGTGGAGAAATAAAGGATTGGCAACAAGTTTATATGGAATATTGTTATCAATTGAACACCTTGACGTTGTGTCAGATTCTAGTCAAACACCAGGTGGTGCAAGAACTTGGGTAAGTTTAAGCAAGATACCGGGGGTAGAAGTTAGAGGTTTAGTTTATAACCCTACCCCAGAGCAAATAGAAATGTTAGGGGCATCAAAATTTGGAGGCACCTCATACACATTTCCAGTAACACTAGAAAACAATCAGCTAGTCCCTGCAACCTCAGCTAAAACAGATTTATATTCATCAACTACAAGAAATCAATATAAATTAATAGCACTATATAACACGAAAGGATAATAAAAATGAAAGCAATAGTATGGAGTAAGTACCACTGCCCTTATTGTGACCAAGCGAAAGCATTGTTAACAAGTAAGGGAATACAGTTTGAAGAAAAGAAAATCGGTGACGGTTACACGAAAGAAGAATTATTAGAGGCAGTACCAACTGCCCGATCAGTTCCACAAATCTTCCTAGACGGAGAACTTGTGGGTGGGTTTACAGAACTCAAACAAAAATTAACAGAAAGTGTCTAATGGAAATCGGAAAAGTATATACATTCAAATTAAACAGCGGCGAAGAAATGATTGCCAAAGTTTTAGAAATAGGTCAAACTAATATCACTATTACAGAGCCAGTGAGCATTGCGCCTAGTCAACAGGGTATGCAGATGATTCCTAGCATGTTTACCGCTGAACCACGTGGAAATGTAACGCTAAATACTAGTGCGATTGCTTTTTATGCAAATACTGATGATAACATCAAGGATAAGTATATTGAAGCAACAACTGGTATTAAGTTACCAGACAAGAAAATAGTAATGGGATAATGAATGGCAGCATTGAGTAGGAAGGGTGACGCAAATCAAGCAGGTGGAACGATTATTCGTGGCGCCAAGACGGTCATTGCCAATGGAATTGAAGTGGGGTTACACGTAAGTGGTATTACATCACATGCTCCATGGGGAAAACCGCACCCTCCACACGATGCTCCAACTACAACAGATGGAAGTCCAACTGTAATAGCAGAAGGAAGTCCCGTATTAAGAATAGGATCAGGAAACACTTGCGGTCACAGTATCGTTCAAGGTAGTCCCGATATATTTGTACCATGAGTGATACAGGAAAACAAAGCCCGTTAGGCGTAAATGTAATGAGTGGTTTAGTCCAAGGCAAAGGCTTTTGGATTAATAATCCTACTGCTGGGTATGTGGGTTCTAGCACTAGTTCCACTGACTATACTGCTGGCACTGTGGTAAATAATAGTTGTTTATATTGGATTACTCATTCTATTAATTTATCATACGGTAATGTAAGTGATGAAACATATGCTAATATTACAACAATAGGTAGTAGTACAATACCTGCTTTAGGCAATAGCCCTCCGCCCACCTATACATATACAGGTAGTCCTTTTTGGGGCGGCCCAGGACAAATTGATGGCACTGGTTACACGGGAGAAACTGCTAGTTGGGGATATATAAGATTGTTCCCGTGGCAAGGATACAATGAATTCAATTACAATGATACATTATCATTTAATGGGATGTATACTGATTTTTGTGGGTCATTTATTTCGGCAAGTTCATTTATTGATTATTCAAACAAATCAATTATGGCAGCGCAGAATTCAATAGGTTTCTTAGAAGGTACCTATAGTAATATGAATGATTTAACTACTGCTGATGTGACCAATGTAAGTTTAGCAACAGGGGTGTTTGGAAGAGATTTAATTAATTTAGGTAAGGCATTAGATTTATCTACTATTTGGACATTTGGATTTCCTTCTAATCTATTAGTAACTCTTAAAAAGTATAATGCTTTAACTCCCTCATTATCAGTAGCATTGTTGGCGGCAGGATTAACAACTAATGAAATTGACAATATTTCAAGTAATATCAATGTTACAACAGAACAGCAACAGAAAACATATGCGGCATTTTTATTAATTGGCGGCGTTGATTTAGCAGCTATATTAGTTAGTTTAAATTGTAATACTGTGGGATTAACTAGTTTAGCAGATTTGCTTGATGTAAAGAAAATGTTCCCTCAAAGTTATTTGTCATTGACAGTGCCAATATATAATGCAGTGCCGGGCCCAACTAATAGTAAAACTTATTATCCTATATATGTTACGGCCGGACTTAATTCTGCTTTATCTGCTCCTGAAATAGTAACATCAGTCGGGACAACTATTCCACCATTGCCCCCGGCCGTCCCACCAAGTCCACCGCCTGCTCCTATTCCTACTACACCGGATAAAACTGAACGTTACCTTAATAGTAATATGAGTTCATATGCTGTGGGCCGCGATGGCGGAGTTGGTGTAGCAATACCAGAAACAGTTACTAGAACGTTTAGAGGATAAGATAATGACCATCATACAGAATTTTGGTGACGTAGCAGGCCTAGCAGGTGATGCGTATGGTGGCGGAGGTGGCGGGTTGAGTAGTTCTTCACTTGGGGTTCAAGTTAATTCAAATCAAGTAGGAACGGTCTTGGCACCATCTGCTACTACTACTTCAACTGGAGCAAGTAGTGTAGTTAATGCTCTCAACAGTCAATTCCCTACCACTGCCACAGAACAAGTTAATTTACAAATATTGCCAGAAGGATTTGGATCCTATCTTGAAAATATATTGCCTAGTGATATAGCAGCAGCAGCCGGTGCTTTTAGCGCAACAATGCAACAAATTAAAAATGTACGTAAACTTGAGATTGAAAAATTTGCTCAAGTAGTAGCAAGTTTAGAAACTACTGCAGGATTAAACTTAGTTAACGGCACTAATGTTCCCACTGATACTACTGAAGCAAAAGCAGCATTAGCATTGATGGCATTAGGTAGCGGACCATACGGTACATATACATATTCAGACTTTTTTGGATGTATGTCTGGCTTGCCCTATCCATGGAAAGATATACAACCTGCAATTATAGGTTTACAAACCACGACTCTATCAACTATCTATCAAAATCTTTATTTGGCACTTACTTGGGAACAAGCAACAGCAACTGTAACCCCGGGTTATTCAACTTCAGCTATACCCGACGGATTTGGTAACTATAATTATTTTTATACAATACAATCTATTCAAGGAATAGCATCATTTAATGGAGGAGGCGGCTATGGAAGAGATGGTGCTGCTACCCCAACTGCTGCAATAGATGGTGGATCAGGTGCTACTTTA